ATTATATTATTTAAAAAAAACAATATATTATTTGAAAAAAAAACAATATATTATTTGAAGAAAACAATAAATTATAAATTAATATGTTATTTCGAAATAAAATCACATATTAATATAATGGAAACATTTAATCTTATAAAACTTATTGCCGGTGTTACTTTTGGAGGATTGATGATTATAACAGGAATAAATAATAAAGAACCAATTTATATGGTAATTTTATCAGTCCTTGTGACGTTTGGTTTAATATATGGTATAGGGCAATTGCCATATTCATTATTTATTTTTATGGTTTTAGGTATGATGATGTATACTTATACTCAATCTGCTTCTATTGAAGATACATTGTTTAATGTATTATTAGTGGTAACTATTTGTATATTTTTAGGCATGTTTGGAGATGTAGATTTTTTTAAACCATTTAGAAATTTTAAATTAAAGGAAGGATTTTATTTTAGTCCAAGTGCTAAAAGATTAGTAAGTCATTCAATGACGGCTCGTCAATGTCAAGACGCATGTGAAAATAATAAACATTGTAAATTTTCTTATTATGGACGTGGAATGGCGGCAGGTGGACGAGGTCCATGTTGGAATACACACGGGTTAGATGCAAATCAACGACCATATGGTGGAAAAAATCAAGGGGGTATTGCATGGAGAAATCAAAAATATACACCTAAACCATTACCCGAATTTGAATGTATTCCTGTTCCTAGAATTCAGCGAATGAAGGGTGATTATAGAAGAAGACCCTGGGGAAGCACTTATAATTCAGATTATTATTATGCTGTCAATAAATGTAAATCAAAATCTCTTAATAATTGCAATAGGGGTTGGGGACGAGGACGATGTAATTTAGTCCAAAAAAAACCTAGTAAAAAATGTGATGAAAGACTAAGAGGATGGAGGCAAAACGGTTATAGAGGATGTGCAAATACGACTAATTCTGGACGAAAATGTCAAAAATGGACAGTACAGTGGCCACATGGACACTCAAACACACCCGGGCGTCGTAGAGGAAAAGGATTGGGTAATCATAATTATTGTAGAAATCCGGATGGAGAAACTGGTGGTATCTGGTGCTATACAACTGATAGACGAAAAAGATGGGAGTATTGCCGTCCTTTATAAAATATTTTAGTTATAAAATTTTTATCAAATAATCTATAAATTTATTTTATAGACTATTTATATCATGAAATATATCTTTTTAGCAATAGTTTTGTTCTGTATAACCATTTTATTATATATCCAATTTTTTCATAAAAAATCTTTAAAAGAAGGATTAACATATCCTGAACAAGCAAAACATTTAAAAGATCAAGATAAATATTATGATTATCGTAAATTTCCTCAAGTTGTAAAAGGAGGTGGAGATGAATCAAAATTTGTTGATCTTAATTTAGATAAATCCAAATTAGTAGAAAAAAATCCAACTGAAAATGTTCAAAAAACGGATATTAGCGAAAAAATAGAAAAATGTAGAATTATCGATAAAAATAATGATTGTAGTTTAATGACCGCAAATGATTGTGGTTATTGTTGGCATTCTGATAAAATTCAATATGGTGATGCAAGTGGACCTAAAGCAGATGTTTGCCCTAAAGGTGGATGGGTTGCTCCTGGGGGTGGAGCATCCTATAGATGTACTAAGGCAAAGGAACAAGCAATTTGTAATACAATGACAGATTGTGGTGATGCTACTGGTGAGAAATCTATTTGTGGATGGTGTCCTCTTACCAATAGAGGCGTTCCTAAAAAAAGAGCATCTGACGGAAAGGGTTGGGTTGCAAAATATCCTGAAGATAAATGTGATTGGAAAGCAAAAATAAAAGAAATTATGGGAGATTCGGGTGATTTTGAAAAATGTACTGATTTAAAAACAAAATTACCTAGTCAATTTGGCAGTAGTCGCAAATGGCATGATAGAGATGGAAAAACTTATGACTGTGAAAAATATGCACAAGGAAATAACTGTAAAAGTTGGGGGAATGGTTATACTTATCAAGGTTTGACTGGTAATCAAGCATGTTGTGCATGTGGTGGTGGTGAAAAAGGATTTGATTTTCCTGGCAATCTAATTGAACCAAATATGTGTGCAAAATTTAAACAAATGTTTCCATGTGTTGGTCCAAATATGTTTACAGGTCCTCATACACCAGCATGTTTATCAAACTTATGGAAAAAGAGTGGATGCACAGGAGATTTAAATCAACGTGTTACAGACCAACAGGATTATAATTGGTGGAATAAACATTCTTATGGCGATGCCGTACGAAATATGAAAGGATTTGTAAAAACTTCAAATACATCTGGTAATTACAATGAAGCCAATATAACAAACAAAAAATGCTTTGGAAGAAATGTTGATCCATGTGAAGATAGATTTAGACCTAGACCTTTAGAATGTTCTAAAAAAATTTATCGTCAAGCAGGATTTCATGAAAAAGGTAAGTTACAGCCAGGTAACAAAAATACATGGCCCAATGGATGGGTAAGTCAATGGTGGGCAAATGGGCAAAAAGGCTCATGGAGTGTATCACAATTCTTTCGCAATTTATTATATTATAAACGTCAAAATATTAGAGATAGCATTAGACCTAAGGATAATTTTAATAGATATATGTATAATAATCAACTTGTAAGAGGAGAATTTCCAGAGATCCCATGGGAAAAACCTTGCTGGAAGGATTTTACTATGATGATGACAGCAACAGAGTATAACAAACTTTTAAATAATGGTAACATAAGTTTTTCTGGAGGATTTAAGTCTATTTTACCTCATGAAGGTTCCACGGCAGCAAAATCTGGAATTAAGAAAGATATATATTGGGTTAGGGATTACGAATTGAGAAAAGAAATTTATGATATGAAATACTTTCCTTTTTGGCAGTTTGTAAAAATAAATAAACAACTTTGGAATAGCAGATGGTCTCATTTTAAATCTTTAATGTTAAAATCTCCAGCAGTTAAAGTTGGTGGAGCAAAAGTAAATGCTTTGTGGGCTGGATGGAGTCCAGCAGAGGCTAATGGTAGAAGAGGACTTAATAAAGGTCAAGGGGATTGTGATAGTGATAGAGATTGTAAACCCGGATTAAAATGTGCTCATGATAAAATGCGCCTTCCAGGTGTAAGAAATACCGGAGCAATAAAATGGGGACGTGATTTCTGTTATGATCCTAATGATAATGCTTTAGACGGAACAGATTCATTAACATTTTTAAATGGTTCTAATTTTGATAGAATTATTGAAACAAAAACAAGTCTATCACATGCAAACCGGTTGGGATTATTTTATAAATCAGGAAATGATAGATTATTAACAAAGACTGCTTATATGCATGAAAATTTTCCATATTGGACATTTATTCGTCGAGCATCCAGAAGTTAATAAAAATTATTTAAACTAAATAAGAAATAATTAAATAAGAAATAATTAAACAAAAAAAATTAAAATAAAGATAAATATGATATTTATATTATCATATTTATTTAATGGGTCAATCTCAATCTGTCAGTAGAAAAGTCAATTTCGAAGATATACAGTATTTATTAAATAAAGACAATGAATTTATTTTAATTAATACATTAGATGAAAAAGAACAGTCTTGTTTAATCAAAAATACGGTTTCCATTGAAAATGAAGTCAAATATATTAATCATTTTATGACTCAAAATATAAATATTAATATTGTTATTTATGATAAAAATGCAAATGCACCCAATCTTATGAAAAAATATGAGCAATTATCAGGTCTAGGATTTACAAATGTCTTTATATATCCCGGTGGACTATTTGAATGGTTATTATTACAAGATATTTATGGAATGGAAGATTTTCCTACTACCAAACAAGAGAGAGACCATCTTAAATATAAAGGAAAGTCCATTTTTACTAGTTTGCTATTAAAAAATAATATAGATTAAGTAACATAAACGCTGAATAAAAATTGAAATTAATTTAATATAATAAAGGTAATTTATTATATTAACTCATGGATCTTAAACAACAAAAATTAACCAAAAAAGAATGGGAATTTTTAGAAGTTCCTGTAAATCCTCAAGAAAAGTCTATTTTAGATTTAATCTATAATTCTTATAATGATATAAATTTTTCAAAAAACGAAACAAATAGTTTGCTACTTTACTTAAAAATAGGCACTGACGAACCTTGTTTTCATTATTATTTATATCAAAAATATTTCGAACATATAATAAAAAAAATAATAACTATATATCAAATAGATTGGAAAATTAAAAAAACTAAAAAAGCATTGAAAAAAATAAATACAGCAAATCTAATTAGAATTAAAAATAGTTCAAAAAAAATAGAAGACATTAAACATGAAATTATTGAATTTATTTTAATTGAACTAATTTATAAGTTTTATAAAAATGATTATTGTCCAATGACATATTATTCTATATGTGATATTATGAAAAATAATATTAAACATATAAACCAATTTATTATTGATTTTGTTACTTTTGTAATTACAAAAAACAAAAAAAAAATCAATAAAACAAAATTAATAAAAAATTCATTTAATTATATAGAAAAAAATAAGATAATTTTTAAATATAGAGATATTGAATTATATCAACATCAAAAAGATTTATTTACATCTATAAAAAGAAAAGGTGCAAAAATGATTTATTATCAGGCTCCAACCGGAACAGGGAAAACTATATCGCCTATAGGATTAGCAAGTGGTAAAAAAGTTATATTTACATGTGCAGCAAAACATATTGGTTTACAATTAGCAAAATCATGTATTTCAATGGAGATTCCTATTGCAATTGCCTTTGGATGTGAAGATCCTAGTGATATTCGATTGCATTATTTTGCAGCGAAAGATTTTGTTAGACATAGAAAATCTGGTCAGATTTTTAGAGTAGATAATTCAGTAGGAGATAAAGTTCAAGTTATTATTACAGATATTCAATCGTTTTTACCTGCTATGAATTATATGTGTGCATTTAATAAAGAAGAAGATATAGTTTGGTATTGGGATGAACCCACAATAACATTGGATTATGTTGAACACGAATTTCATGAAATATTGGAAAGAAATTGGAAACAAAATAGAATACCGAATATTGTATTATCTTCTGCAACATTGCCCGATAAAAATGAAGTATCTTCTATGAGTAGATATTTTTGTGACAAATTTGAAGGAGGAAATATTGAACAAATAAAAAGTTATGAATGTAAAAAATCAATTCCTGTATACAGCAAAGATGGAAGTATTATTATGCCTCATTTATACTTTGATAATTATAAGGAATTAAGAAAAAGTGTTCAACATATAAAAAATAATCTAACTATTCTTAGACATATAGATGTGAAGAAAATGGTTGAATTAATTTATTATGTAAATAAAGAAAAAATAGTTCCTGAACAGTTTAATATTGAAAATAATTTCGAAAATATTAGTGATATTACAATTATGTCATTAAAAATGTATTATTTAAATATACTTTCTATTTTGAGAAATAATTATGAAAAGGTTTATCAACATTTTCAAAAAAAATATAAAAAAGATAAGAAATCCTTTATAAAAATAACAACGAATGATTCATATACTCTAACAGATGGACCCACCATATTTATTTCAGATAATGTAAAAAAATTAGGATTATTTTATTTAAAAGTATCTAATATTCCAGAAACAGAATTAGATAATATATTAAAAATTATTAAAGAAAATGGAATATACACAAAACAATTAGATAAGGTTGAAAAAGATGAACAACAACGTCAGGATAAATTAGGTAGTAAACAGTTAGAAAAAGACCATTCTAAAAATGTAAAAAGTGATGAATTTAAAATTCAACAAAAATATAGGAAAACGGTGAAGGCATTAAAAAGTAGAATAAAAACAATAGAATTAAATCCACAATATATACCTAATAGTAAACAACATATAAAATTATGGGCGCGAGATAAAGATACAGATGATTCTTTTACGAGTGACATAGATGATGATATTGTAACTGAAATTATGTATTTGAATGATGTTGATAAAGCCTATAAAATTCTTTTGTTAATGGGGATAGGGGTTTTTATAAAAGATATGAATAAAGAATATTTGGATATTATGAAGGCATTGGCTACAAAACAAAAATTATTTGTTATTATAGCCTCTTCTGATTATATTTATGGTACGAATTATCAGTTTTGTCATGGCTATTTATGTAAAGATCTTGAAAATATGACACAGGAAAAAATGATTCAAGCATTAGGAAGAATAGGTAGAAAAAAGAGTCAATCTGATTATTCAATTCGTTTTAGAGATGATAGTTTAATTGATAAACTATTTTCAGAGGAAAAAAATAAACCTGAAGTTTTAAACATGAATCGGTTATTTGGATTTTAAATATGGTCTGTGTATAAAATATCAAATAATATATTTTATTTATTAAAATATATTTTATTGATTAAAATATATTTTATTTATTAAATTTAATACTAATTTTAATTAATATTTTTTAATCAATCATTACGTCCCATTGTTTTTGAGCATACTTAAAATCTTTTTTGTCATAAATATAAATTCTATAGATATATTCTTTGTAATTTTTAGGTTCCATAAAACTACTATAATGGTTAAGTGTAAATCCTACATTTATATTTTTATGGTTAAAGTAAATAGCATTTTTAAGAGGATTTTCTCCGTTACCGCTTATAAAACCAATAGTGACTTTTTGCCACCCAGCATTTAAAATATTAACAGAACTTAGTTTATTAACAAGTTTATCTAATTTTTTTTGAAATAATTCTCCTTTTTCAATAATTTCTCGTGGGTTTTTATAACATATAACTTTTTCACCAATCATTTTTGGAAATATTCTCATATCTAATTTTTCTCTAATCATATTAAGTTCCTCATTATTATGTTGATAAATAATCATGTCATTTGACATATCTAAAATGCTTTTATCACTAGATAGTTCTAAAATATTAGTGAGCATGTTTTTTATGAGAAATTCTGCACTTTTTACAGCATGATGTGTATATACATTTTTATGGAGTCTATATCGTGTTTCAAATAAAGATAATATATCATGCTGTAGTTTTTCTGGCCATGCTAATTGAGAGTGTCCGTTATATTGAACAACTCTTGCCATACTAATAAGTCTATCATAGTTTGTCATATTACTCAGGCCTATATGATAACTATCTCGTTGAATATAATCTATTTTATCAACATCAACTGAACATATTTTATTGGCTACAACTTGGAAAATATAGTTATATTTTGTGGTTTCACTCGGGTCTACCATATTTATAATCATATTAACTTCTTTTGTAGTGAGTTTTATTTTATATTTTTCTACTACTGATTTGAATATAGTAATACCTCGTTCTTCATGATGAGGTCTACCATATGTTGCAACAATATCATCATAAAGATGGCTAAATGGTCCATGACCAATATCATGCACAAGACCCGCAATTCTTACTAATTCAATAAGACGATCTGAAATTTTAAGTTCTGGTTGATTTTTCTGCAAATTTTTCATTAATTTTCCAGCAAGATGACTCACACCAATAGAATGTTCAAATCTAGT